TCTGCCGAAGCAAGTAACATAATAACAGACCTTTTAACCGAAAATGGTTATAAATATATGTATTCTCGTGGCGACTCTCAATTTTGGAGACGTCCGGGTAAAACAAATAAAAGTATAAGCTGCTGTTACAACGGAACAACTTTATACGTTTGGTCAACCAACTGTTTACCGTTTGAAAGTGAACGAGGTTACTCCAATTTCCAAATTTTTGCATACCTTAAACACGATAAAAACTTTTCGGCAGCTGCTAAAGAACTTACTACAATGGGCTTTGGCTCGCCGGATTACGATCCTCAAAAAGAAGAAAAAACATACTCCTACTTCTTGGAAGTTTTCAAAAAAGGAAATTTTGTAAGCTATAAAATAGATTGGCGTATATTAATAGAAATCCTATCGGCTAACGGTTTTTACCGATATGATGACGATCAGTCTTATTACATCATCCGAGTTATTAATAAGGTTATTGAAGAAGTCCCCGTTCATGTTATCGGCGATTTCCTCGAGTCTTTATTTGAAGGTGATGAGAAAGCTTATGTTATCAAAAATAGGAAGCTTTTAACCAGCAAAGAACAGCTCGCAAGTTTGCCCTCTTTTACCGGTGAAATAAACACAGATACAAAAGATTTAGTCTTTGCCTTTTTCTCCGATTGTTTTGTTGAAATAACCGCAAACGCTATTGAAACAAAATACTACGAAGACTTGAAAGGTTATGTATGGAGAAGACATATAAAGGAAAAGCTTGTGAATTTACAATCCGAGCCTAAAGATAGCGATTTCCACACCTTTGTTAAAAAAATTACAGACTATGAAAATACACCCGATAGATACTATTCTCTCATCTCTATCATCGGGTATATGTGCAGTCGTTATAAATCACCGTCAATTGTAAAAATGCCTGTTCTTTGTGATGAAGGTAACCATGCCAACCCCGATCCAAATTCATCGCAAGGAGGCACCGGTAAAAGTCTTGTAGCTAAAGCAATATCCCACTTCCGTGAGACTCTAAAAATAGACGCTCGTAATTTTAAGTTCGATTCTCAATTCAAATTCCAACGTGTTCGCCATGATACCAAAATCCTTTGGTTTGATGACGCCACTAAATTCTTTCCTGTAGATAGGCTTTATTCAATGATTACGGAAGGTTTAGAGATTGAGCGAAAGAATATGAACCCTATTACTATCGACTTCTTAAATAGCCCTAAATTTATTCTTACAACAAATTACACTATCCCCGATACTTCTATCTCTACAAAAAGAAGGATTATCGAAATAGAATTTGCACCTTGCTACAATGATGTTCATCAGCCGATACACGATTTTGGCAAGCAATTTTTTGAGGACTGGACGGAAGATGAATGGCGAGATTTTTATTTATTTATTTTTGGCTGCATTCAATACTACTTAAAAGAGGGCTTAAAGACCTATAAACAAATTAATCTTAACGCTCGTAAACTTGCTCAATCGGTCGATGAAGCGTTCCAAGAGTACTTTTTTACTTATGTCTCAAAGCTCCAAAACGATGTGGAAGGGAACAAAAGACTACATTATACTGAGTTTTATAATCAGCTTGTTAATGATACAAAACTTGGTAAAACCGTTTCGCAAACAAAAAGCACCCAAAATATTAAAAAAATATTGGACTTTTTGGAGATACCGTATGAAGATAAAAAATCGCACGGAATTAGATTTACAATATTCAAATTTGATGAGGAAAGTAACGGGGGCACACTTGTATTTTAACCAAACGCCCCAGTGCCCCAATTTTATAATAAGCGCCCCCGCAATTTATAGTATTTTCTCATTATTGAGAATTTTAAGGGGCACATGTGCACTTTCAGTTTTAAAGTGCACCGCACAAGTGCACCGCTTAATTTATTTAGTTATAATATTTTATAGTAATTGGGGCACTTTTCCACTTTTAAATTTAAATATAAAAATAATTTAAAAATAAAGAGAAAAAGAAAGAAAATGGTAAAAAGTGGTGTATATATAGAGTATAATAGAAAAAGCCCCTCAAAAAGTGCCAAAGTGCCCCCGAGAAACTTTTCTTCATTTATTATTCCCCAAGCTCAAAAATCCGAAGAAAAAATAATTATTACTCAGCCAAAACAAGAAAATAACGATCGTCAAATTAAAATTTACAAAAGGACTATGGATGACTACGAACTCGAATTACTGGAAGAACGAATCGCAATTATGACTATCTGCGGGGAAGTTCCGGAACTTGAAGCCGAACCCCTTGCTGTAGCAGATGTTATTTCTTTGCGGGATCGTTCCGGGTTAGTCGGCAGCATAGTAAACTTACTTGGCGGTATAGAGATAAATAACCCCGAAATTAAATTAAGAGATAAATAATGAATTTACGAGACTATCAAAAGCAAGCTGCGTTAAAAGCTGCCGAGCTGTTAAATAAAGGTAAAGTTCCCTATCTTGCTATGGAAGTAAGAACCGGTAAAACTTTAACTGCTTTTGCTGCTGCTTATTTAATAAAAGCAAAAAACGTTCTATTTGTAACAAGGTTAAAAGCAATCTCTTCAATTCGTGAAGATTATAACATGCTTCCTCGTTATTTCGATTTGCACATCGTTAATTACGATAGCTTACACAAAATTAGCGGTAATTGGGATTTAGTGATAATAGACGAAGCTCATAGCTTGGGAGCTTTCCCAAAGCCCTCTTTACGCACCAAAAGACTAAAAGAGTTGATAAATAATGCAAACGTAATACTTATGTCCGGTACTCCCAATCCGGAAAGCTACAGCCAACTTTATCACCAATTTTGGGTAGCAGGTAATAAGTCCCCTTTTGCCGAATATAAAACGTTTTATAAATGGGCTCAAATTTATGTAACAATACGCGAAAAAAGATATAATGGAGTTAAAATAATTGATTATGCAAAAGCAAATAAAGAATTAATTCAGCCCGTTTTGGATGAACTCTTTATTTCAATTTCTCAAAAAGAGGCAGATTTTAACCAAGAAGTAAAAGAAGAAATTATAACTATACCGCAAGACCCAAACGTTAAAAGATTGATTGAGCGTTTCTTAAAAGACAATATGTTTACATTTAAGGATGATACCGTAATATTAGGAGATACGGGGGCTAAAAAGATGCTAAAGGTTCATCAATTATCTTCCGGAACGGTAAAAACCGAAAACGGCATTGCCAAAAAGCTAACAAGCATAAAAGCCGAGTATATTAAAAATAACTATCAAAATAAGAAAATTGCAATATATTACGTTTACATTGCCGAAGGTGAAATATTACGGTCTATGTTCCCTAATTGCACCGATAGCCCCGAAGAATTTAATGCAAGTAATGATAAAATATTCATTTGCCAGATTCAATCCGGAAGCATGGGAGTAAACCTTAAAACAGCCGATTTTATTATTTTCTACAACATTCATTATTCTTCCCTTCTATACTGGCAAGCTCGCGCACGTATGCAATCAAAAGATAGAACTAAAGACTCTGTTATTCACTGGCTTTTTAGCAAAAACGGCATAGAACAAAAAATATATGATGTTGTGATGAAAAAGAAAGACTATACACTTTACTACTTCAAACGGGATTATGAAAATGACAGAACAGCAATTACAAACCAAAGTGATAAACCTACTACGACAAAACGGGGCTTATGTGTTTAAGCCGGTAACAACAGGCAAAGCCGGTGTTCCGGACGTGATAGCATGTTATAAAGGGCTATTTTTAGCCCTTGAAATAAAAGCAGGAAGTAAATTAACCGAGCTTCAAAAATATAACATTAAGCAAATTGCCTTAGCCGGCGGTATAGCAGCCGAAATAAATAATATAAAACAAGTTGAATTATTAATTAGCGTATTAAATAAAAAGGAGGTGGTTTAATGATCAAACTTTAATTATATGGTGATGAAAAAAGAAAAAATTTGCAGGGGTGATGATAATAAACCCCTGTTTTTAATAATTAAGTAAATAGAGGTGAAAACATGTGTTTTATAATAATATCGTTATTAACATTGGCAGGTATAGCAAACGGGGGTATGGATGTTTTAACTTACAGTCCTATACGTTTTATATTCCAAACAGATTGGTGGCTTGTTAAAGGTAAATTTGCATGGAATAAACGTAAATGGTACACTAAATACATATTTACCATGTTTAGTGACGGCTGGCATTTCTTAAAATTCTTGAATATTGTTAGTTATATTATAGCAATAGTCTTAGCTTTTGGAAGTGTAAAGTTAAGTTTTACCTTAACAATTTTGCATATTGTTGTAGGATATACGTATGTAGGAGCGATTTTTGAATTAGCTTACAATTATATTTGGAGGAAGAGATGAGCACGAATTACGCAAGAGCGAGATGTGAAAATTGTGATAGTTGCATTAGCCTAAAAGTATATGAGGAAAATGACGGAATTTGCAATAAGTGTCAATCAAGGCAATATCCGCCCAATTGCTTTGATCCAAGAAAAGACATGCAAGCTTGGTGGATAACTACCTATTATATGTCTTATAACAAAAGACCTATAGATATGGCAGTGAAACGAGTTAGATATTCAAAAGGTTGCTCTGCAGCCGAGTAACGAGATTTTCTATAATAGTAGGAGTTTATAATGATTTGTCCAAAATGCGGGGATATCGAACACGGAATTATCCGAACAATAAGAGGTTTTGAATTTGATTTACGGGAAGTGTATTGTAAAAACAAAAAGTGCAATCACATTTACTATCAAAAAATAGAAAAAATAACGTATATTGAATTCAAGCTTCTAAAACAAGTTGACCAACCTTGTAAAGATGTGAGGATAACAAATGATGAATTTTAAGGAACAGCAAAAGAAGTTTATTAGGGAGCTTGAACTTTTCTTGGAGCTATGGAAGAAGACTAAAGCGAAAGACCCGCAGGACTTTAAAAACTTTATGGAAGATTTCAAACGCCGAATAAAGAACCAACAGTTTATTACTATTCGAGATACAGGTGATAGAGACGCTTTATTAACAATTTCGGATCAGATTAAAAACGATTTTTCGCAACTGGGTGAAAAGTACGGAAAGAAGATTTATGATATACTTAAGCAAGGGGTTAAAGAAGATACGTCCAGAACGCTTTTATATGATCGTGCAATGCGAGAAGTACGCAAAGGCAAACAATATGCCTATACTTGGATAAACACCGCAGAAAACGCCATAAATCAAGCCCAGAGGATAAGAGAAAACATTGAAGCCGGCGTAAAATACTTTAAATATGCCGGTCCCCCTGCAGATAGAGAGTTTTGTCAACATCTGTTGGATAAGGTTTACACTGTTGAAGAAATAGAACAAATGGATAACGGTCAAGGTTTGCCTGTGCTTTATTATCGTGGCGGCTATAACTGTCGTCATCGTTGGCAGCCTGTAAACGAATTTGCAAGTAAAGATCGTGGGAACGAAATACCAATTGCAGATAAAAACAAAATTGTTGAACTTAAACCGGTGAATATAACGGGAACGGTTAAACATAATAACAACAATAAAACAAATAGTGGGGAGATAGAGAAAGAACAGTCAAAATATTTTACTAAAACTATATTGAAAAATAAAATCAATGAAGCTTTGGATATTGATTTTAATAATGAATTTTATGAAGTATTTGACGGCTGCGTTTCAAGTATTGTGGCGAATGCGCAAGTAAAGGGGGCGTATTGTCGCGGTACTAATGTGCACATAAACACAAAGATTTATAACACGAAAAACACCAGGAAAGATGTAGCTGCTCACGAAATAGGACATGCGTTTGTTGAAAAATATCAATTAATAGAAGTAATAAGAGATATTAAAAATGCTAAAGTCGTGGTGAAAGGAATAAATATTAACCCTATATTTAAGGCACAATTTGATAAAAATTATCTTGCGGTGAAAAATAACTACAAGAAGTTAAGTGGGTGGTTAGGTAACAGAAAAGCAATCTACGATAAATATTTGGCAAAAGGTTTTACTAAGGAAGAAATTGACAGTCAGCTTAACCCAATATTTGATTATTTTGGAGCATTAACCAATGGGTCGATTGGCGGAGGGCACACTCCGAAGTATTACAAAAAAGACAAGGGAACATATGCAAAACATGAATGGTTTGCGAATGTGTCTTCTTTATATTTTAACGAAAGCAAAATTCTTAAAGATGAATTCCCGGAATTTTATAATATAATTAAAAACTCGTTTAAGGAGATAGTAGATGGAACAAAGAAAAGATGAAATATTGGCATTATACGGCGAAACAATAAAAAACATTAAAGACGCACAATCTATGTTGATGTATTTTAACCGTATATCAGAAGAAGTTTTTGAGGAAGAATACAAAAAAATGGTAATAGAAGCAATTGAAAATAACGCTTATATAGATTGCGAATATGATGTGTCGCCCGGAGTCTATGACGCAATAGATTATTTTACATTAGTCGATAAAAAAACAAAAAGAATTATCAAGGAATACAAAGATTAAAGAGATTTTGTATTTAAGCGTTCTTAGGTATTCTGATTAGTTTTTCAACTTCGGCAGCTATTAAAGGCTTGTAACCGGCTAAAATTTCTGCAATCTCGCTATCGGGCAAGCCTAAAAACTTACGGATAACTTTTCTTTTGCCAGCTCCCATAATTTGGTGGTAAATAGCTTTAGTGGCAGCCTCTTTATTGTTAAACCCGATAACAATATAGTCGTTCCCCCTTTCAACAATTGAGATACTGTTTAGCATGTTTCCGGTTAAGTGTAAATTAACTTTCCCGCTATCTTGAGGAAATCGGGAGCTTTTTAATTTAGCGTATCCACCAGGTATAATAACCCAATATTTCCCCCCTTTTTTCCGTCTGTATTCGGCGTCCTTACTCTTTATCAGCTTTTTGCCGGTAGTTTTCCAGCCAGGCGCAAAAAGAGCGCCTGCAGGGATATATAAAGGATTATTACTATATCTTTCAAATGGTTGCCCGTTAATGTCTTTCCCGCTTTGGGTGTTCGAGATTATTCTATCAATAACCTCGTTCCCTATTCTGTTAAGCAATTGTTTAGAAATAACTATTTCCACTTTTCACCACCTCTAAAAGTTCGTCATCTTCATTAGGCATTGTTAAACCTAAATTTTTATATACTTCTTCTTTAATTAACGGTATTCCGTTTTGTATGGCAATTTCAATGATACGTGCCTGTGTTTCAACTTCGCTATTGTCATCATAAACAAAATCAAATAAGAACGGGGATTCACTCGCATTTTTATCTACATTTCTTCTATAATCGTAAACTAAAAGTTGTTCGTTAATTATTTTCTTTGTAAATAGCATGTCGCTATATAAAATATCTTTTCTAATCAATTCTTGAACCTGCAAAGCTGCACGGCTGCCACCATTATCGGGTAAATCATTAACGTTTGCTTGCCCAAGTATTGCAATACTAATTTCATTGTTTAGCAACTCGATAAATAGTCTAAACGAATCTAACGATTTAGCGGAAGTCAAATCGTTAACTAAGAATTCTACATCTTTATCAGTAACCGCATAGTTATTTTTCAAAAAGCTATCCAAAGCTTCCGAAGCGTCTGCCTTTTGCCCGTCATCAGCTTTTGCTTGTATAAGACCTTTAAGTTTCTTGTTATAATTCCACCATTCTTGTACTGTTGCGTCTCTTAAAAATTCATGGTAGATTAAAGATCGCATTACACCGCCGATAATTTGTAAATCGCTTTTAGCGTATATGTACTCTCCAAAATTACCGTCAATAATTTCTTTTGTTAGCTTGCCGTTATCTCCCGTAATGGCTTTATACAAAATATTATCGGTACTTATGCCTGTTTCAAAAGGTAAAAAGTCTTTTAATATTTTAGGTCTAAAATAATTATCGGGTGAAAGCTCCCAATTAAGCTGTACAATAAAAGAACCGAATAACTGTGCGTCAATTGTCTTACTTAAAAGCATATCTATAGCCTTAGCAAGTCTTTTTTGCACTTCTTCGGCTTTATTCATGTCATCCCCTATAATTACGTATTTATAGCCACGTAATGCAATTTTACGGGTAGTGATTAAACCTTGTAATCTTGGGTTAGCTGTTGACATTCTGTGTAGTATAGCCATTAAAGGTCTTTGGTCTCTTCCGGCTTCAATAGTTGCTTCAGCCTGTTGTATGGCTGTTTTTATCTCCGGTAAAGTTGGGTAATTTTTATTTAATAAAGGTGTGTATTGGTACATTTATTTACCTCGTGTTAAAAGTTATCTAAATTAATTTTTGGCTGTTTGAAGGGCATTATAATTTGTCTGTCTGCAATCTTCCTTTCATGTAAATATTCATAAGCACAAATCAAGCTATCAGGGGCGTCATCTAAATTCCCTGCTTTTTTACTTGTAAAAGCAAAAAGTTGACCGATATATATTTTACCGTTCATAGTACTTCTGAAACCTGCAGGGAACAAAACTCTTTTTTCGTTCCACGTAAGCTGTATATTTTTGCTGAGATCATCCACTTTATATCGTTTATACTCAATTCTGTAAAAAGGGCTATCGTGTTGTTTACTCCAATTTTTCACCAAGTTAGTCCAGGTGCTTTCTTGAGTTACGTTACCGTCAAAAGCAATTCCTATTGTATTAGGCAGCTTCAATAAAAAAACTGCATTCAGTAAGTCGTTACTATCCGAAAAGCTTTGGCTGATAGCGTCAATAACGTAATACATGTTAGTTTTACCGCTATATCCAAGATGAGTTATCGCTGTAGTATCCCCCTGCCCTTTTAACGATAAGTTTGGATCTACATAAATAACTGATTTTACATCTCTTGGTAAAACGTCATATTCTTGATAAAAATCTTTTATAAATACCGTTCCGGTTTGTATCTCGGAGCGAACCCCCTCGCCGAATACTGCCCACATACTCGGATTTATTAATTTTAACCTTTCAATTTCCAATATCTGTTTTTTGCCTAAAAAAGGGTTATCTCTATAGGTAGAAATAATGAGATGTGCGTCATCACGTTCAAGTATATTAGTAATTATCCAATGAGTTTCGGAAATAGAGGGGTTATAATCTAAAAATATCTTACCGGATGTACGAAAATTTAATTGTAAAAAGCTATCTTCATCAATTTCGTTAGCTTCGTTTATCCAAAGTATATCTCTTTTACGCCCTCTTACCTTTTGTTCATCGTCCAAACTGAAAAATTCAACCGTGTTGTTATTCAAAATGTAGGTGTGCTCTGTTTTGTTGTGGTTATTCTCCGAATATTCGTTTAAGCCTTTTAGAATATCAAAAAAATCACGCATAACAGTAGCACGTAACGAGGGGAAGGCTTTCCTAACAATAGAATAAACACGCCCTTCATTTTTGTGGCATAAAAATATAATAAGCTGGGCAATAGAAAAAGTTTTGCTGCTTCTTGTCCCCCCTTGATTAACAATAATGTTAATTTTAGGGTTTCTATAAGCTTCTAAACTTTTAGTAAATACCTTTGTATGTTTAATTGTCAGTTCCATTTTCCTCTTTGACCACTTCAACCAACCTAATTACGTTAATAGGCTCGCCGGCGGTGGTTATATCAAGTTTGTGGTTTTCCTCACCATATCCTCTCTCTTTCCCTTTTTTGGCAAGATAGAATTTAATTAGCCCTTCGCACCCCTCATCAATCATATCAAACATCTTATCCTCTACCAAATCAAGCGTTTTATTAAGCTCGTCATTATAAGCCTGCAAAACATCCGGATTCTTTTTGATGAAGGCGTCAAGTCCTGCCCAGCTCGAACCGATACGGCTTGCAATTAGGGATATAATCCCTCTACTGCCCGGAATAGCCTGTAAAACTTTTGTTTTGTTTATTCTTACTCTCTGTTTCATTGTTTCATATTCCAAACCTTATTTGTGTTTTGGCTTCTAAATGAATTACTGCTTTATTACTGAACTCCGCAAACAATTCAAGCGGGCTATTTTCAAAATATACCGGTACATCTAAAAGCAATTGAGCTATATTACCCGTTATTTCAATAGCTTTCCCCTTTGCTTCAGAGATATTTTTATCGGCAGCCCCCACAAATAAATCAACTGTCAAAGTGATAACTCCGCAACTGCTGCTTACCGTGTCGTTTAGGTCAAAATGCACATAAACAAAAGGAGCTTGTATATTAAAATCGATTGTATCGCTCGCCTCCGCTACTTGTTTTATCCCTAAAGTTAGCTTGTTGTTTTCAAGCAACCCTAAAATAGTTGATGTTGTATCTTTATAATCTCCTACCATTCGTCAACTCCTATTATAGGTTTAATAAGGCTGTTGGCTAAAAACAACAA